ACACACCCAGCGCCCGAGATGTGGAATGAACCTACGAGTCCTAGGACGAATCACCAGAGGATGCCGGGGCAGATGTGTGACAGCAACATCATCATCCTCACCCTCCCCCTGAGATTCCTGGTTGGTTCTATGGAGGGTGTGGAGCGGAAAGTGAGTCAACCAATTTGTATTCATTTGCATGACTACTCACCATCCCCTTCGAGTCCAAACTGTTCCAGCGTGGGTGTGACAGCGTGGGCGTAAGTTACCGCAGCCCATGCAGAGTAGATCAGGCTTAGGGGCACGTTGTCCCTCGTGTTCCGCATGAGGATCAAGAATTCATTGTGGTGTCTCTCGTACGTCCTTCCATCATCGATGTGGTCGTACAGGAAGTCATGTCTCTGACACCGTAGGAAGAACTCACGGGGATTCATCGGGACGAATGGGGCGCTTACTGCTGCTGCTGAATTGATTATGGTCATAATGTTTTGAGTTAGCGAGAGATCAGGAAGACAACGCAGCCCAGAAGGAGCAGCCACCATGCGCCAGAGATTGCAGCGCGTTTGACACAGGCGATATCGTAGGTAGTCATGCCTCTGTCGAGTCCTTGCGAGTCACATGGGAGTCCGTGAAGTCGCCCCAATGGAAGTGATCATTGGTAGTCGTCATGCCGATTGCCTCTCCACCTTGGTGATAATCAATACGCCTTGAACAGATACTGGCAACACTTCAACCAGATCACCGGCCTTGCCGAACCGCTCGAGCTTCGCAGTGGAGCAGATATCGATAATCGGACGTAGACCACTGCCCGACACCTTGCGAGTCCCTAAGGGGTCTATGGCCAGCATGTAACCGCCTGAAATGTCTGGCAGCAGGTTGTAGCGAGTGCCGGGTAAGAATCCCCTCTCGATCAATACAGCACCCTCTAACCATAGACGGGTCTGCCCCTTGTTTGAACCTAGTTTGCGAGTGATCATAGTCATGATGATGTTCCAAGTTAGAAGCGGTCTTGCCTCACTGTAAAACCCTGCCTAGGCAAGGTCTTACAATTAGGGAATACTTAGGCCGAAAGTTTGATCCTGATGATTTTCTTCATGCTCTGACCATGAGTCTGGTAGGCCACTAGAGGAACATCCTTCGACCAGCAAGCTCTGCACGAACCACACTTGCCGTCATTAGATGGCGCATGACACATCGTCGCCCCTAGTGACTCTGCAATGGCTGGCGATGTGACTACCGCACTGCCTGCATTTGGGCCGACTTGATCGATGTTATCTGACGAGACTCGAACGACTACATTCGGGAGAGCCTTCATACGAGACAGAACATCGGCAAACTTTGCAAACTTTGCCATCCGGGTGGGGAACCAATGCTGGCAGTGGGGCGTAGCAATCATCACTTGCAGCATCTTTTCGGCGAGTTTGACTTGGTAGCAATCGCCCGAATCGAACCAGCGAAAGTAGCGATGATTGTCCAATTCGGAGACCATCTCTTGAACCCAGTCCGGGCGTTTCCAGTCCTCCATATTTGACTCACGCACAGCCTTAACTGTCTTCATACGATAGAACCCTTCGAGGGCGTAACATCCTTGGCAGACTTCTACGAATTGCCCATCGTCACCCATTGCACCCGGACAGGTATCACCGACGGGAAGAGACCATGAAGCTCCGGGCATTTTGCTAGTTTTGGAAAGACGGACTGCCATGATATTTAATCCCCTTATAAAGTTTCGCGCTAAGCTGGCGCTCATCAGTAGGACGAAATAGTCCTAGACTTTATCCATCGCGGTTGAGGGTATCCATCGGTATGGGCCTCTTATGCTCCCCTAGTGGCAGAAGGGAGTTTTAACCGGTCGAACAGAGCATCGCTGCGTTCTGTCCATGTGAAGAATTATCGGACTTACGTTACTGCAATGCAAGCATTATTTGAAGAAAGATTGAAAATAAATGTCTACTCTCGCTGTATCCATTGGTACGACTGGGGTTTCATCGAAAAAAATAAATGGATAAGTAGTGGTCTGTGGAGTCTATTTCGAGTATTTCTCTAGTGCAATGCTCTCCCTCTGTGGAGTCTCTAAGGGTTCGATGAGACCGACAATGGCTCCTTATAGGTCTCTAAGGTTCGATGAAACGAGTTTCCCACGGGGAGTTGTAAAACGAAAAAAAGCAGCTACACCAGACGACTCGTAGAGACCGGCAAACTTTCGAGCATTGTCCCCTTGCTACTCTCTAGTTCCTCTTATGTGTCTCTCTCGATGCTCCACTGTGCCTCTCATGTAGCACGGCGGATTCATAGTCCGGCGTTTCAGTGACTCCCATGCGGTTAATTGGGTGTTTGTGTCATAGGTGTGCGGATTAAGGTACTACTCCAACCATTGGGTTGGTGCGCGGCTGGGTGAGCGGGTGCGCGTGGGTGTGCGCGGGTGCGCGTGGGTGTGCGCGAGAGGGGCCACGGGGGATACTTTGGGCGCTCCGGTCTCATAAGGGGTAAGAAACTTTTGTGATGAAATTATTCGGCTCATCATTCGGCTCACTCTCCCCCGCAGTTACTCGTATGATTCCAAGCAGGGTCTCGTATGATTCCAAGCAGGGTCTCGTATGATTCCAAGCAGGGTCTCGTATGATTCCAAGCAGGGTCTCGTATGATTCCAAGTAGGGTCTCGTATGATTCCAAGCAGGGTCTCGTATGATGATTCCCCCTAGGCCGTCAGGCCGGTTCATGTTGGCCAGTGGCTGTTGGCTCTATAGAGTCTCTACAGAGGCCTTATGCTTGAGAGACCTACGGTAGTCATTCTTCACATCCCTATGTCGCCTATTGCTGGGGAGCTTGATGAGCTTTCTAGGCTTGATCAAAAGAGTCTTATTCATATACCTTCACCACACATAGTCTATCAATCCTTGATAACACTAAAGAGGTAACCACCGGCTGGTGGAGACTCTTTAGAGCTACCTTCTGTCTCTACCTTAGGGGGGTTTAATCTTGGGTGGTAGTGAAGTCTTATAACTCCTAGAGTAAACCTTAGTGGAATCCAAGGAGACTCTTTAGGGGACTCTATAGGGGAATCCAAGGAGACTCTTTAGAGACTCTTTGGGCTACCCTCTAGACCCCCATAGCTCTCTATCTCTATACTCCCTAGTTTTACTCTTTCAATAGGGGCGGAGTTATATGGCATATAGAGATTCACAATTGGATCATAGACTTAACTCACTTTTCGATAGATAGTTCAACTCTAAAGTTCTTTTCACCAATTCTCCATTGGATCAAGGACTTGGCTATTATTGCCCACAACGTGTTCCATGAATACCATTAGGTCTTCCTCAAGTAATCTATCGTTGTGATCAGCGATGGAAGTGTCCTGATCCTTGGCCATAGCTTCGATCCAGTAGGCCACTGCTTCAGCCAACACATCGAGCCTATCGTCGTGCAACAGGGAGCCACGATCCTTGGTAATCCTAGTGAGTTGATGGAAGAGTTGATACTTCATCCATGTATCCCCCGGATGCTCATTGAAGTTCGTCTGGTCTCGAGCGATGAGACACTTGTTGACCACGAGCCTGTGCTGGTTCATTACTGGTTCCAGCGTATCAATGATTCGCTTCTCCTTCTGAGTGGAGTTACGTCTACCCTTCATAAACTCCTCATCGATAGAGGCTGGGTAGAGGCGCTTGAGGTAGGGCTTGAAGAGTTCTGTAAACATGCCATCACCAAAGTTATCCTCGATGATCACATTGTTGACCTTCCACTCCTTCGCTTTCATGGCTAGGTTGGTGAGAGTCGTAGGCGTATAGCCATCCTTGTAGCCTCCCATGTCCAACAGGTAGAGCATCCCGTGGAGTTGAGCCACGATGCACCAGCCGGTCTCATCCTTGCCCCTCCCTGAGGGATCGATAGCCATGATGATGCCTTGGTACTCGGAATACTCAGGGGAGACCCACATAGGCTTGTGCCACCTATCACCAACGAACCCTACGGACTCTGCATCTTCCAACACAGTGTCCTTGCCTGAGGCCCATGTAACTCGAACAGCAGCCACTAGGCGATCCAAGTCCATAGCAATCAGATCACTGATCTTGAGGGGGTAACGATCTCCATCGGCCAAGCTTGTGTCCATCATGAACTGAAGGGCAAAGCCAGAGCGACCATAGGAGGCCTCCCGTTCAGCAAGGTCTAGGTCGGTGAAGCGTCTAGGGTCGGTACTCATGTGGGAGAGCTTGTCCCCTTCAGCTTCAATCTTGGCCAGTATCAGGGGGGCCAACCGGTTGTTGTAGCGGGAGGTATCCTTCTGTGCCACATATCTAGCTGGCCAGATACGAACATCGTAGCCCCGCTCGGGGAGTACGTTGTAGAGAGACATCTCGGTCTGAGGAGTTCCTAGATAGACAATCTCACCATCAGGAACCAGTACAGCATCGAACTCCTTGACTGCCTCTGAGAGTTTGTCCCGCTGGGTCTGCGTGAGGGAGTTCTTGGGGACTTCCACGTCATCAGGAATGATGATGGTAGCGCGTCCCCCAGTAAGCTGCCCATTGATGCCCACAGAGCGCACCGAGGGGGCTTGGTGAGCAGAGCTTGGGCCTACATCGAAGGCAATGTTTGAATCACGGTGGCCCTTGGTGGGGTCAGGCTGGAGGTGCTTGATGATTGGCACTTCACTAATGAGCCTCTTGAGGAACACACTGAAGGCATCAGCACGATCCTTCGAGGCAGACACCACCAGGATTCTCTCCTCTGGGTTCTTGAGGAGTCGCCACAGCACGTAAGCTGCGGTGATCCATGACTTGCCCACGCCTCGGAAGGCCTGAACCATACGCCGCTTCTTACCATGTTGCAGGTAGAGGGCTATGTCGTACTGAATGGGGGTTGGATCGGGGAGGCCTAAGTGCTTCCAGATCACATACATGAATAGGCGAAAGTCAGCCTTGATCTTCTCTTCTTGGGTCAAAACGGGGGGAATCCTCTAGAAGGCCCCTTAGAGGCTCTAGGAGGGGCTAGGTGGTTATGGGAATACCTACACAAGGGTAAGCCCCCATGTTGACCACCTTGGCCCCTCTCAATAAGTCTCTAAGGGGGTGCTGCTTAGTTGGAGTATTGCTGACCAGCGGTGAAGGACGAAGAGTCACTGAAGTCAGGCAGTGAATCCACCAGATTCTTCAGGGGCTTGCTCGAGCCAATCAGGGCTTGGATGTTGTTGTCCTTGAGGAACTGCCGGGCCACGTTGACCATAGCGGCATTGGACTTGTAGCCCACAACCTCACCATCGATAACGATAGGTTCCGGCTGCATACCAACCTTGAGGACTCGAGCGACTTCTCCGTGGAGTTCGCTGAGTACAGCTTCTGTTGCTGCTGTTGTGTTATCTGCCATATTGTTAATTATTTCTTTCTTTCATAAGGAGTGATCAGCCATTGACTGAACTCAGGGTTATCGAGGAAGACACCAATCAAAGAACTTGCTAGGTGTCTTACCTGTGTTTCTTCAAGACCAAGACCAATGATGTTATCGATGCCGTGGATGACCTCATGGAGAACCGTATCGGCCTCCTCAATGGGATGTTGATCATCCTTGATGGTTATCTCCATCGATGCACCTTCACACAACCCAAGCAGACTTGGAGAGCCTAGTTTGGGTGATGCTTTGTGATACTCAATGTTGTGATCACGGCCAAAGATACGAACACCTGTAGGTCTCTTAGGTCTTCTCATCGGTTCCTACCGCAGCCTTGGAGCGCTTTGAGATAATGAAGTTGATGAGTTGAACTGCTGTCCAGATGATGGAGAGAACAGCAGCCGTTGGAGGTAGGTATCCCATGAAGCTGCTCACGGCGATACCAAGGGATGCTCCATCGGTGGTTAATACAAGAGGATGGGCCATTTGGTTATGGGGGTAGTTAAAGAGGATTACATGAATGAAAAGAAGGCGGACGAAATAGAACCAGTGACTGCTTGAGAAAATGCGATAGCAAAGGAGGACATAAAGTTACTGGTTGGGATAGAGGCTGTCCTCACCGTAGTTGCACCAGCACTGGCAGCATTCTCATCAACAGCGAGTAACCCATAGATAACACCTGTTCCATTCTGAGTTAATCGTCTAGTAGTCGATGCGGGTGCAGTCCATGTAGAACTCGTCTTCTTATGAGCGAATACACTGATAACGAGGTCGTTAGTTTTCGTTGTAGTTATACTGCTGGTGACTACGGAGTTTCCGCCGGCAGAACTATCTCCGTATCCAGCTATATCCAGCGGAGAGTCTGCAATCCCTCTGTACACCATCATCCCAAAGCTGGAATTGCCAGTTGATTTTCCTGAAGGTACATCAACCTCTGAACCTGAATCTATCTTGTACCAAAGACTGAGATTGGTATCCGTGGAATTAAAATTCAAGATTCCAACAGTCCAGCCAGAGGGCGTAGCGAAAACCCCGTTAGAGCTACCTACGATTACCAGCAGATCACCAGCAGCATGTCCCGTGGGGAGAACTGCTGTTGGGGATATTCCAGTTCCTACTGCACCAGCAGCTACGAATGACCATGCCATCTTAAGCCACCGCCACGCAACGCCACTTGGATGTAGTTACGTTCCAGAAGAACCCAACATCCAAACGAGCGGTAGTCACGGTAGTAGTTGGCAGAGCAACACCACCAGAGGCTTCAAAGGAGGAGCCAAAGGTCAGTGCAACAGCAGCCGTACCAGTAACACTAATCCGCAGGGTGTCTCCAGCAACAGGCGTACCTGTCATCGTGAAGCCAGTGATCGCAGCAGTCTGTGCCGTGATAGTTACAACCTCATAGCTATCAGAGTTGATTGCCGGGGCAGGAACATTAGCAGTTAGTGAGAGGACACGATTGGTCACACGCTTGTTGGTCAATGTCTCGACACCCGTAGGTACAGAGTAGTCATTACCAGCAGTAGCATTCGCAAGAGCGCCCCCTGATGCAGCTTTGAGCAACGCTGTGCCAGCCGGTGGTGCTAGGTAATCAGTACCAGCAGTAGCATTAGCCAACGCACCACTTGATGCAGCCTTGAGCATCGATGTGCCTGAAGGTGGTGCAAGGTAGTCAGTACCAGCTACTGCATTTGCCAGAGCGCCACTAGATGCAGCCTTTAGCAACGCTGTGCCAGCAGGGGGTGCAAGGAAGTCAGTACCTGCAACAGCAGCAACCAGTGCGCTACCAGAGCCACCCTTGAGTACCCCAGAGCCAGCAGGAGGTACAAGGTAGTCAGTCCCCGCAGTAGCCACCGAGAGGACACCAGAGTTCAGCTTGGGTATCCCCGATTGGGTAGCCCGCTTGATGACCTTGCCGGTAGTCGATGAGTACAGCGCCAACTCACTATCCACTGAAGCAGAAGCACTCGATGAGGCATCACCATAGTCAGTCCCCAAGGTAGCTACAGAGATGACACCAGCGGTCAGCTTGACGATGCCGGTCTGGGTTGCTCTCTTGATGATCTTGCCCGTTGTCGAGGAGAAGAGTGCAAGCTCGTTATCAACGGAGGATGCGGAGGTCGAGGTTACATCACCAGCGCCACTCCCAGAAGCACCTGTAGAACCTGTAGCACCAGTAGCCCCGGTCGGCCCAGTAGCACCATTAGTACCGTTAGTACCAGCAGCACCTGTAGCACCAGTAAGTCCGGTAGCACCTGTAGCACCAGTAAGTCCGGTAGCACCATTAGTACCAGCAGCACCTGTAGCACCTGTTGTTCCAGTCGAGCCAGTTGGCCCAGCCCCACCAGTTGCCCCAACAGCACCGTTAGCACCGTTAGTACCGTTAGTACCGTTAGTACCAGCTAGTGCAAGCACATCCCAGTAGGACACATTGGGGGGAGCATGGTTAATACCTGAAGCATTGGCAACGTATGAGTTTCCAGCAAGAGTGACGGCATCTCTATTGGTATAAGTAATGACGCTATTCCATGTACCAAGCCAGTTGATCTTGTTTACCACAGCAAGACTTGCCTGAGTGGTAGCTGTACTGGCTGAACCACTTGCAGCAGAAGCACTGGAGGCAGCGGCTGATGCACTCGAGGCTGAAGCATTAGCGCTCACAACGGCAGCAGCAGCACTAGCGGCTGAAGCAACAGTGGTGGTTCCAATGAGCAGCGCAGTGTCGAGAGACTCTTGCGCCATGTAGAACATCTGAGTACCGTCAGCGTTAAGCGAACTGGCAGTCAGTACAGAGGCATCTTGGAAGGCGACCAGACGAGTAGCGAGTGAAGTACTGCGACGAATATCTACAGTGACTCCAATGGCTGGCGCGGAGGCCAAGTGAATGATACCGGCTGATGCCCATGTGAATGCGGCAACCACACCATTCAAGGTGACAGCTATATGGCTTTTATTGATGTAGCCGAACGGCACTGCGAAATCGGTAAGAATACCGTTACCCGCATACTGTACGTTTGAGTAGGCCATTAAATCTCCAAAGAGGGAAAACTGGGGAGAGGGCCGTGAAGCCCCCTCACTGCCAGTCTGTTAAGGATGTTGAGGTTTCTGCGAAGGATCACTCTTCGGATAATGTGAAGAGGTGAAGTCAACGATGTTTCTTGCTCCCCATGTATTCACACCGGGGAGAATTCCCATCGCATCATTCATTTCCTGTTTAGTGGTAATAGTGTCGGACAAGGGGGACATAGCCTGTGTAGCAGCCTGTGCCGTACCCATCATCCTCTTCAGCACCATAAACGAAGGAGTCATCAACAAGTTTCTGTTGTCGGTATTGTTCGTTCCATTACCAAAGAATGAATGACCAGTAGCGAACTGAGTAGGGGTATCAATAACCATCGATAGAATCCCCAAGGTGGACAGCCGTTGAATAGCTGCCTTTGCAATCCGATCACCAGTGAGTCTCTTGTTAAGCTCTTCCTGATTGTGAGCGAAGTTAAGAGAAGTCTGTAACGAGTAAGCCAGCATTTCCCCAACGAATCCCGTGGTGAATACCATCGCCGCTGTACGGTCGCGATAGTGGACATTCTTGAGGAACTGCTTGGCGTGAGCAACCATCATAAAGGTACGCAGCTCACCAATGATCTTGCCCGTAGTGGTGTGCATCCAAGGCATCGTTTCACCGATGTTGTGATCTTGAATACCATCACGGGTAAATCGCTCGATGGCTAGGGAGAAGTCACCATAGGTCTTGGGATCGTGCTGTTGCCAGCCTTCCCAATCTATGTGCTGTACGACACCCTTTTGGTCAGCGATGGTGTGACTATTGAGGTCAGCGAGTGTTGCCTTGATGTTGGCGCTATCAATACCCTGCCCTACCAAACGCTCTATGAACCCAGCGTCCATCTTATTCTTGCCCACACTGATATCGAACAAGTGTTGAATGGAGAACTTGGCTGCAAGATTACGAGTAGCAGCGGTGAATGAGGCATTGCCTGAGATAACATCGACAACGTGTGATGCCTTGTTGGCGAAGTTCTCGAACTTGGTGAGTCCCCTGTTGTAGCTGAACTCAGACACCTCATGCTCACGTGCATAGCTCATGGCGTATTCATTACCAAAGCCAAGCATGTGCTGAATGTCTACCCCAAGTTGATCCGCTGGAGCAACCCCGTTGCGCATCATTGTGATGATGTTCCTTAGTGATGGTATCTGTGACCACGTACCATGAAAGGCTGAGAGAGCCATCGCATTCTTGATCTCGAATCCAGCAGCAATTCCCAACTGACCAAGCATGACTGAGCGGGTATAAGCCCTCATAGCACCAAAGAAGCGATTACCCATGGAGAACGTCTGAGTACTCATGGGTTCGCCCACCGTATGCTTGAACATGTCATCGATCAACTTCATTCCAGCTACGTGAGTGTGGGGGTCTGTGTTGATTGCATTCCCCGTTGCCCATCCATTCGCTTGCTCAACCCGCGCAGCCCAATCAGAGCGTGACTTGATACCATGCTCTGCCATGCTGATCCAGCCACCCATCGTGTTCGTATATTTATCAACGAGCAACCGGGAGTCGTTCTCAAGAAGGTCAGACATGCGGAGAGTTTGGCCATTGCTTTGAATGGTTGCATGTTCATCCAAGTCAATCCTGTGCTTTAGACTGCCAGTCACAGCAGACTGACTCCCAGCTTTCTTCTGGAACATCACATCAACAATTGCATTGATATCGTGAGCTGCAAGACCATGCCGAGTGAGTTCGGTGCGTAGCGTCCCCATGTCTTTCCCATTGAGGAGAATGTCAGACACGTCAGCGCGATACTCGAGCTTCAGGATTGCATTGGTGAATGCTTTACCTACATCCTTGTTGCCCTTCATTCCGGGGGCCATGAATGCTTCCGCGAAGAGTTGGTGAACAGCATCCTCACCATGAAGTTTACTCATCTCCCTTATCTTGTTGTGGAGATACACACGGTTGACATAGTTGCCACCGGTAGGGAGATTCTCTGCACCCTCGAGGCCCGAGTCGAGCGCCTTCTTACCCATCGTGTCATAGAACGAACGCAGTGCTTTAGAAGCACGTTGGTACGCGGGGGCCAACTCAGGATTCAAGCGGATAATCGCTGTGTCACCACGAGCCACCTTGGTCACATTGGAATAGAACTCAGCCATGAATCTGACCTTCTCAGCGAAGTTCATGTTCTTAGCCTTGGCTGCATCATTGAAGGCTTGCTTCATCTCATAATGAACAGCACCGGCAGTAACTCTACGGAGCCTCTCCTTGCGTTCCGATACAGTGATCCCTTGAGCCTTCGTCTTCGAGTTACCAATAGGGTCTTTCACCAGTTCATGCCCGAGTTGCGAGATGTACGGATTGGGATTTCTATTGAGTACTGCGGAGATGTCGAGCCGGATGGGAACCTTCTTACCACCTATGGTAGCGAAGGCCATGTACGTCCCCGGTTGCGGCTGTAGGGGTTGAGGAGTGTTGATAGCGTGATCAATCAGTCCATCCATCGACCCTGCTTCGCCACCAATGAAGTGGGTATTGAGTGAGTCACGGGAGGTTTCTTTAAGGCGGGAACCAATAAGTTGCTCGGTATGAACCATAGCTCTCTTGAAAGCAGACTCATCCATCTCCTTGCCTATCCCCAAGACCTTCTTCACCTGACTCCAGAAACGGGAGCCAGCAGTTTCAGTCTTGCCTACAGTTATCTGCTCAAGATGCTTTTGGAATTCAGCATTAGAGAATGCCTCGGCAACGAACTCCCTGACGTTTGTGAATCCGTAGAAGTTCTTCCCTTTGCTATTCTTGATAAGCCGCTGCTCAGTCCACTTCTTGGTATGAATAAAGAGAGCATTCAGTTCAATAACAGCGTTTACCTGTTTAGGATTTAGTTCTATATGTCCCCTGAGTGCAGCTACAGTGTGTGCGTGTACCAATTCATGTAGATATACCTGCGCACTATCGAAGCCAAGATTCTTGAGTTCACTAGCAGACTTCACGAATGTCACAGCATAGTTATGTTCGCCCCCATAGTGGACACCACCCATTGCACCAGTCTGGAGATTACGAGTGACGTTATCGTGAGATATGAAGGTGCGAGTAGTCAGTTCCTTGGTGGCCAGTAACCTAGCGATAATAGGGGCCATAGCAGTCCCCTCGAAGTGAGGGGCAATAGCTCGGAGCGTTGCGTGTTGCTTGACCTCGACTGCTGCTCCACTCTTCAGGTTAGCGCGTAACCTTCCTATCCATCCCGTTCCCTTCCCATAGTTAGTGGAAGTATTAGCAACGTCTACTCCCTTGGGAATAACATCAGTCAACACAGTGTCCTTTTTGGGAGCACCCGTAGCACCAGGAATATCTACAGCGGGGACATCATGGGGAATCTCAGAGGGTGTATCGACAACTACGTCCTTACCCAAGGGGACAGTCGGTGGGGTATCTCCCGGTGGATGCTCACCAGTAGCAGGGGCATTAGGAGGAGGTTCCTCATGGGGAATCTCAGGGGGTGTATCGACAACTACGTCCTTACCCAAGGGGATAGTTGGTGGGGTATCTCCCGGTGGATGCTCACCAGTAGCAGGGGCATTAGGAGGAGGTTCCTCATGGGGAATCTCACCACCAGCTTCCTGACGCTTGATCTCTTCCACGTGATACCCATAGGTACGAAGGGTCTCCAAATCATGGGCAGCCAGCGTTTCACCCGTATGCAACCGTTCAAAGATGTTGAGTACATCCCTCTCCAGCGCGGCTGCTCTGGTCACCTTGCCCATCTGACGAGCGCCAACGAAGGCAAACGGGGCAGAGAAGGCAGCACCCATGAGAGTTGCACTGAGTACTTGGTTAGAGTCATGCTCGAAACCAACGCCTTGACGCAGGGCTTCATAACCACCACCAAGGCCAGCACCAGCGACTATACCTGTAGCCACAGCAGTACCCTTAGCACCCCCAGCAGCAGCCTCTCCAAGGGCAGCAGCAGCCTTTGCCATTTCAGCAGCACGTACAGCAGGGTCTACAATCTTGGAGGCAACACGGGCTGCTTGGGCTGCACCAGCGAGGGTCATACCGCCCTTCACCGTTGCAGCTATCTTACTGATTCCCGCAGTAGCCAGACCAAGAGCCAAGCTCGAGGGATTGACCACGCCAAGACCGAACCGTCCTATCTGGCCAGCACGATCCAGCGTACCCAATAGCTCCTGATCCTTCATTTTATCCATGATGTTTCCACGGATGTAGTTGGCATGAGCTTGGGAGGTTGTGTTGTAGAACTCCCCATGATATTGCTCAGGGATGCCGGTAGTAAGCTCCTTCCAGTTGGATGCCTCAGTGGGCCTCCAGTTGTTGTCAGGATTAAACTCGGTATGGCCAACAATCCACCCCATGCCATGCTGGATAATGTCATCCTCGCGGAGCATCGCACCGGCTGCTGCACTTCCATAGCCCAGCTTGGTGTAGGAGTTCTCGATCGACAGCTTGTGTTCCAGTGCATCCTTCGAGGAAGAAGGCGGGGTAACATTATCTGCCCCTGAGGGGATCACATTCGGGCCTCCAGCGAGGGTCGCATGGGCTTGCTCGAGTGACACGCCCGGAGGCGCATCTCCCGTAAGGTTATCCAGAATGCTGGACATAAAGCTCCTTCTTAGTTGAGTACCCCCGCATGTTTCATCCCCAAGTCGAATTGACCGAGGAGCATGTTGAGGCGAAGATTGGTACGGTGTTTATCTACGCGAAGTTGTTTAGTCTTCGGGTCACGCCAGTTGATAAGCAACGAATCATTGGTAGGAGGTTGCTTTGTCATCATCTGATCAAACAGGGTGGTGAACTTCTTTACGTTCGATCCTGATTGATAGGCAATGTCGGTGAGTACTGCTTTCTCCACGGGGGAGAGCTTGTCGTATTCACCAGCTTTGAAGTGACCATCGTAGGCTCCCTTGGCAAGTGCCTCATAGCGAGGCTGAACCACCTTGTAGAGGCGTACAGCTTGCTCTTGAGAGATGCTTGCCTTGCCTAATTGAATGTCTTCAGCAGAGGCAACAATGCCTGACTTGCGAAAGTCCTCCTTGATTGTGGAAGCGTTGGCAGTCATGTTGTATCCAATGCCAATCGTGGGATTACCCTCGGGGGCTGTGTAGACCTTGAGAGCAACACCCTCACCCATCACAGTCAGCGCAGCACCTTGGTCACCCTGCTTCATCAGCGAGGCAGCAATAGGACGCTTTGCACCAAGATCAGGGATAGCACTAATGTCATTGGATATAGGACGCGGGGAAAGACCAAGCTCCTTTGCCCTCTTCATCATGGCTCCTACTTCCCGACCAGCAGTGGTTCGGAGTTCTTGCGTCTGAGTTGCAGCAGCACCATTCCATAGATTGAGCGTATCGAGCTTCTTGATTATGGCGCTGTTATCAGCCAAATCTTGAGCGGTGAGTCCACCATTGGCTACCTTGTTTTGTAACGTTGCATAGGTGTCCCGCTCAGAGGCTGACAACTGGGACTTCATCTTGAATTTATTCTCGATGATCTCCAGAGAGGTATCAGGAAAGATACGATAGGGATTGCCAGTAGCTGGGTGTATCACTTCAGCGTAGTTGTTTCCACCAAGGTGATCTAGGGTGATCCTTCCTACTACCTTCACGCCCTTCTCATTGGTGTATCCCTCGACAGCACGATCCGCTGTGTATGAAGAGATAGCATTGCTGACTTCAGCACTTGCTTTTCCTGGTGGAATCCTGACTACCGTATTGGTAGTTGCATCATGGACGAAGTTACTCCGCGCCCATGCAGTCAGATGCTCCTCGACCAGCTTGGGATCAGCAATACCCGTTGACTTAATGTAGTTACCTGCCTCGATAGTAGCCCCAGCGGTTATCGCTGATTGATCTGGGGGGATTGACCCCTGCATTACCTGTCCGATAAACGGGAGGCTCCATCCAGTAGTACGTAGCATGTTCGGCCTCCAGTCACCATCCTGTACGCCAACGCCCGTGATAGCGTTGGTTACTGAACTTTTAACCAGAGCAGCACCAGCAGTTGATCCGAGGAACTCAGCAGACTTCGCTTTGTTCTCAGCAGAGTTCATGCGGAAGGCTTCACGGTAGGCCGTTGCATCATCCTGACCATCAGCCTTGCGCCACTGGAAGTTATCCATGATGGCTACAGAGTCAGCATCAGCAAAGTACTGACCAACCATCGAACCATTTGGCGCATTCTTCATGGCCTGATAAGCACCAGCCAGATTCAGGAACCGAGCAGTTGGCTTGGCATCCTTCGAGTTGGGATCAGGAGCCATATTGGAAACTGTTGATGTAAGCTGTTTGAGCCAAGGAACAACTTCACTACTCCCTGAATTGGAGTTGATTTTTATGGTACTGGCGATTGCATCAGCAGCAGCATTTCCCGGTTGATCAATAGTCGAGTAGACAACTTGGGACTCAGGTTGGGTTAGTCGGGTAAGTTGATCTTTCTGATGTTCAGGCTTGGCTGCGGAGAGGTTGCCCCTATTGCTAAGATCATTGAGATGCTCACCAAGACTAGCTTTGGCTAATTCAGTGTCACGATGGTTTCTCGCAGAGTTATAGGCATTGGCATCATGCAACCAGCCATGCTCACCACGGTAGCTTTGCAGTTGTTCATCAGTGACTGACGACCACTTTCCAGCCCTGACGTTATCCATGAAAGTTGCTTCATCATCACCACGCTGCATCATGGTTCCCTTCTGCATCTTGGAGTCATAGAGGAAGGTCGCTTGATGCCGCGCCGTTTCAACTTTAACTCCCAAGTCTGTATCCATCTCTACGGGAGATTTCCCTGTAACAGGATCAGGCTGATAGAAGATATCGAATGAGTTGGGGTTACCACCAGCCTTCATTGACGCAGACTCGAAGCTGGCTAGCATTGCAGTATTCATCTCCTTGTTTGTCATCCCCATCCCGGGGACTCCCGGCTTACCAACACCGTAGGTACTGAAGAGATTTTCTCGGGCAGTAAGAAACGCTGACCCATCAATCTTGTCAATTCTAGAAGGATCAGTCAGTTGAGCCACCATCCCACTTACGCTGCTACTGAAGTCAGAGTTACGCTGTTCATGGAGCAGTGCTTGCTGATGCTGTTGGAAGTGATTCTTTATCTGAGTACTCAGGGGGCCAAACGTATCCATGTAGGATGCTATTGCCGTTGGATTGGTAATACCTTCCAAATCCTTGGCAGCATGTTTCTGGAGGAATTCATCAGGGTTGAAGCTGGGATCATTCTTCGCAGTATCGTATTCAGTACGTGCAGCATCTGCGGAGGTCTGTGCCTGTGTATCCCAGTGGCCCTTGATGTAGCCCTGCTGAGACCACGGGGAGCTATCGGGGGACATAGGATCACCCTTCTTGGCTGACGCAAATCCCTGCGCTGCCTCACTATCGTGCTGAACCTTTTCCTCAGCCAGTTGCTTCTGTTGCAGCATGGGAACCATCGAACCCAGTGCATCCCCCAGACGCTTCAGATCGCTCTCTGCGGGTGAAACATAGGTGGATACCGGCGAAGCTACCACCTGAGTCTTAACGGGGGTACTGCTTGTATCAACCTGCTTACGCTGATTGAATTGTTCTTGTGCGAATTCAGGCATTACGGTTTCCCTCCGGTTTGTACCCCAGAACCCGAGGTATTTGGTGTAGCTGCTTGAGAGCCATAGTAGGCTGTAGCGATCTTCAAGCCTGACTCGACAAGGTTTCCTCTCCTGACAGAATTCATCTGACTCTGAGATTGCGCCCGTATCCCTAGAGCTTGGGCTGATGTTTGATTGATAGTGTTTTTACGGTTACCTTCGAGCGTAGCGTTGTCCTGTGAAAGACTTTGTGTCAACTCATTGGCACTACGTTCTACTGAGTTACCAGACACACCAGACTCACCAGCAGCCACTCGTAGCTGGGCCATCTTTGCTTGCTCTGCCTTGGCTACCTCGGATTCATTCTCGGAGGCTTGTTGATTGATCTGTCCGCGTTGCAGTTGAAGCTGACCCATTTGAGCTTGGTAACTGGCAAGAGTTGATTTCTCATTGGCAGCAGCCATAGCGTTCTGGGCTTGGTACTGCATAAGAGCACTTGCTCCAGCAACAGCGAGTAGTGGGCTACACATTATGGAATTTCCTTAGTAAAGGGTATGAACACAGCCCCATTGGAAGGAAGGGCAATAGGTGCATGGAACGTGAAGCCACACCAGCGGAGCCAGTGAATAGCCTTCTCATGATCCTGATGAACCATGTTTATTAAATGGGGGTAACGCTTGTGGAACAGGGCGATTGCTTCTCTGCAATGCCTAGCGAATCTTCGAGCCTTCAATGGCAAGTCGTCGGAAGCAATCATCCACGGGATACCCCACGCGGGGGAGTCAGGATGAGACCCAACACCGAACACACACATCACAACTCCACCCTCGACCCATGCGAAGGTTTCGTCGGATACTCTGAACGATTCTTCAAGGGCCACCTCGGGAGACAAACCTGTAGATAGAAATGCCTCTACTCGATCTGCCTCCCGCATACGTGGCTTCAGTTGCTCTATGTGATCCAAGGTACAAGGAACACAGTTGAGTATTACGTTCTCCTGTTACGGGTATGTAGGAATCCTTCCCACTCAGCACTCTGGAAGAAGCTGGGGAGGTAGGTATCGTTAATCAAATCAATAGTCACCGTGGAGGCATCAGTGATCACCGGGAAGTTGAACACACCACCACCCACCTGATTACTCCCCAGCACTGCATCGAGAGTCCCCAGCTTGATACCTGTGTAGTAGTAGGAATTACTGGCACGACCTTCTGGAGTTATCACTCCCCTGAAGTATCCAGAGCTAGTGAAGAACACGGACATCTTGCGGAGCTTCAGCGTTGCACTGCCAAGAGCCACACCCGCTTGATCCTTGGCATACTGCTGTGAGAATCGATAGCGAGACTCATAGGAAACACCAGCATAGACAGTACCTGCTGAGAAGTCCCCTGTGGCAGTGAGTGTCGTGGTCGTTGGATGGGCCACTAGCACTTCCATACCGGCGCTACCTGTGAAGGAACCACCGAGTACTACCCGGGCCACCGAGGAGACATACGGTAGCGTCCAAGTAGTGAGGCCTGTACCAGAGCTATATACCCCCGTGAGTGACACCTTGCGATCTAGGTTGACCAAGGTGGGCAGGTCTGTTTCTATCAATCCTGATTGCAGATCGATGTACTCAAGGAATAAGCCATCCGGATTGCTGATTACTAGGTACAGTTTCGTACCGATCATCTCCATACTCATCACTGAGGAGTCAGAGGGGAACGTCCACTTTGACCACGCTGATTGAATCTTCTCATTACCCTTCCAGTAGTACTTGTAGGTATAGATTGCATTGCGCTCAGTACTCGAGAGGACAAAGAGAATGTCCTCATTGGAACTAGCAGCCATCTTCACCACACCACCAGGAATGTACTTAGGTACGTGAGCGGTAATATCATCAGCATCATAGGTGGCCTGATAGGGGGTCACGAAGTACTCACGCACTCCAGACCAACCAGACTTCTCTACAACGAAATAGACGTTAGCTCCAGCAGCAACAGGCTTGACACTTCTGGAAGCCTCAAACTCCGTGGTAGGACTCACTGTGACCGTCTTGGGCGTGAGTACATCAGTTGCAGTCAAGATGAACTGAGTGAGGTCTGAGAACAGCAATAGGTTCTTGTTGAACGGTATGGCATGTTTCAGGTTGGACACCTTGTTATGCGTCACAGAGATATCTACAGGATCAGTATCGAGTACCTGCACCATAGTCTCTTGGAAGTAGTTGAAGTATGCCCCTGCACGTGACAGGATCACATTCTCCCCAGAGAGCATCCCGAATCTATTCCTGAAGAAGAACACGCTCTGAATAGGGGAGCCAATGAAGCTGGGATCGAAGTTGAAAGCTGGATCACCAACGGGTCTATTAGCCCACACCACCTTACTGAAGGTGAATGTCCCATTAGCATTACGCACCAAACGATAAGGCATCGTTGTAGCATCAATGATGTACTTACATCCGGGCTTTACAGTTTCTACCCAAGCATTATTGGAGTACTTCACGTAGTACGTTGTATTCGTACCAGCGAGGTTACCGTTGATTGCCACAGTGAAGCCATCAACGAATGCTCGAGGGAGGTCTGAGTACCTCTCCACTCCATTATTCAAGCAGCGGATCAGCGTGTCACCGTAGCCATCGTAGCAAGACTGGGAGGCTATGGAGCCTGAAGCCTTTACAACACGGATTAAACCACCGCCAAGGGAGGTAGCTACATGGGTTTGCGAAGGGGGGAACGCACTCCCAAACGCAGCATTCATCGCTCCTACAAAGTTTACGCAGTTCAGATCAACATCACCACCACTATATTGACCACGGGTAACCATGCTTATTCCATCCACCACAGCATGAACATCAATGTCAATGGGCCACTGACGAATATGGAAGTAGGCTGTATTCGTAGGGTTAGCTGTTGCTACAGTGGTACTCATGGCTGGGATGATTGATCGATTAGTGATCAGCGTGTAATCAGCAATCGTTACTGCATCAAAGCCAGTCTCAGGGGTGGCGTTGGCAAGATAGCCGTAGCCATCAGGGAACGTCACTGTCTTGGCAGCACCTGTAAGTTTGTCCCACACAGCGAGACCACCATTGGTAATTACTACCTCGTACTTCTCACTGGTGTCCCGATTGATTGAATGGGTGAAGGCTCCTGTGTAGAGACTCGAGGAGAGCTTTGCTACGTGCTTCGTCGGATGACGCTTGTGTAACCCCTCCACGATGGACGGGAACATGTTTAGTTGTACCTCACCCTGTGATGCTTGTCTGATCGTCGGTGACTGCTGAGAGACACCATTGAACAGGTTGGGAATCGAATGACTGACCAGCATTACCGAGTGAGAATCGACATGGATGTTTTATTGGCAAACATGTTGTAGTCGGCTGTATCCGTGTCTGAATCCTTGAGGTAACACAGGGCATCAAGTTCATCTTGAGCAGAGAACTTCTCTAGAGTTTCACTTCCTACAACACGGGATTGGAAGATACGGGCAGCGCGTATAGCGATGTAGTACCGAGCAGCCTGAGGGATATCACTAAAGTCCAGCATGAAGGTGATCTGGCATAGCACAGACTTAACAAATACAAAGCTGTGTGTCTCCTTGTTGTACAGGCGATTGCCTCGTACCGTTACATCCAACTGCTCTGCATCTTCGGTATCCACACGGAGAGCATTGAGGGGGGTATATATCTTTCCCTCTATATCGACTACTAGCGGGTAGTTAGACTCACTATTGAATCCCCAGCCTCTCTCCTGTATGGACTTGGAGACTTCGCTGAGAATGTTCTGAGCCGTAGCTACGTCACCAAGACCGGTCACCTCGAGAGTGTTCACCGGGGACTCACCAATCACAGACAGCATGATGTTGACCGCATCTAGTTCGGTCATGGCAACTAAATCCATTGGGTATCCTTAATTAAAATGAAAAAAAGCCCCCCTCGATTCCTGTTGTGAAACAAGGGAGGGGGGCTTACGTGTTACTACTAGGAGGTCTTCAGTTCGACGCAAGCGTCAGGACGAAGAATGCCGTGGCCTACTGCATAACGAGCAACCATCAGCGTACCTTGACGGCGAACCGAGTACTCCGATTGCATCGACAAGTCCATCAGCTTGACCGTACCAACACCACACTTGTGCATAACCAGACCGGCAGTCGTTGCAGCATTGACTTGGTACTTGGAGGGGCCAGTGGTGATATTGGTGATCGGGAGATTCAGTGACTTCTGCAAGTTGATACCACCAATCGACACGACAGTACCGTCAGCGAACGAACCCTTGCCACCAAACAATTGGTTGATAGCGGTAGTGTTCTGAGCCAACAGGTAGTACTGAGCGGGACGGAAGTAGGCAGTACGGTCAGTCTCAGGGATTGCTTTTTCATCCAGAGTCTGAGCAGCCGTGAACAAGCCAGTAGCCAGCACATCCTTGTCAGTCTTGAAGGTTGCACCAACCAGCGAAGCACCACCCGGCAGGGAGGTAACTACATTGGTAGCACGAGCAGCGAGAACTGCGGTTTGCAGGATGTTTGCATCCATTTGGAAAGCCAGAGCCAAGCCTGATTCGTTCGAGTAAACCGAGCGAACATCGTAGTGATTCATAGCTTCATCGATATCCGCAATGAAAGCCGGGGAGATCAGAAGTTGATCAATAACGATTACGTTCTCAGCGTGATCCACAATGTTGCCGAGGATTTCAGTGCCGGGAACATGGTAAGCAGCCGTTTGACGGCCAGTGGCGGGGAACTGTGCACTTTTGCCACTTGAGATTGAACGCTGGCTCGTATTCTTGAGAGCCACTACTGCACGTTCAAAGGCGGTGAGAACTTCACCAGAGTAAACTTTCAGGAACAGGGCATCAGTCACGCCAGCGTGGTTTACCTGACCTAGATTTGATACGGTTGCATCAGCCATTGCTAATCCTTGATATGTGAGATTTGAAGAGACATGTGTGGTGTGGGTGTTATCCCAAGAGCCACGCGGGGGGTTTCTCTCCAAGATCACCACTTGACAGTAGCTGAGATTGTCCCTCCTCAGAGGGGTAACAGGTAGGGTGCTTGGGTTATCTTGCGAGTGACAGTAAATTGGGATGCCCCTCCCCCACCCTCATTGGGGCTTCTTTAGGGGGAGAGGACTTAGAGTGAAACTTTTAGAAGGCTGTGGTACGACCGAGCTTGGCCATAACTGCCTTGCGGTAGGCGGGATCAACTGCATAGCGATCATCACCCATCGCCTTGGTCATCTCAGCGCGAGACTGGAAGGAATCACCAGCAGAAGCGGTTACACCACTGCTTTGGCCAGCGAGGAGTCCACTGGGGGGAGAACCGTTGGCTGCGGTGTATTGCGCCTTGAGTCCAGCCACAGCTAACTTCATCTGCTCTACATTGCCACTACCTACTGCTGCATTGAATGCAACAATAGCGGCGGGTTGCATAGAGGCCTTGGCCCAAGCAGTCATCGCTGAGAACTGTGTCTTACCACCAGCCAGATCGTAGCCAGTATTGTCATAGCGTTCAGCCTGAACAACCTGCCCCTCGATGTAAGCGTTGACCATCTCCCTGTCTATCCCTGATTTCGCCAAGGACTCATAGGAGGCCTCAGAGAGTGCACCAGAGGTAGCAAACTCAGCGGAGTACGAAGCTATGTCCAGCCCAGCAGGAACCGCAGGAGGGACATTAGGATCGGTTACAGGAGGAGCTACCACCGGAGGGGTCACTCCTCGCGTACGTTCCAGTTCAGCGTACGACTTCGCCATATCTTCCGCAGTAGCAAACTTCTCAGGGAGCCACGCGGGACGCTCTACTACGGGAGGAACTACGAGAGGATCAGCGGGGGGTAGGGCAGCGGGGTCACCCACATTCACTACACCTCCGCTACCTACTTGTTGGATCGAAAGGCCAGCAGCCTTTGTAACCATAGCGGCATCATATTCAGCAGTACCCGGCTGGGGAGCCATGAAAGATTCCCCAGCTTGGGCCGCAACAGGTGCGCCTATATCCATTACCAGTTGTAAACCGTGATGCCATTGACTTCCTCAACCGACTTGGCTTTGGAGTAATCAAACACGGTTTCCACTTCAGGAGCTTTGCCTTCAGCAATAGCCTTCACCATTGCATCTGTCGAACCAGCTACATCCACGGTGGCAATTCCATCACCCAATGCAGCGATGATCGGGTCTTTATCTACTTTAGCCATATGAGAGTCCTATTGTTGTGGTTGTGTCATTGCTTCTGCACCGGCCTTGGCCAAGTGAGGAGCAGCGGATTGAGCCATCTGCATGGCCTGATCTTGTTGTTCTTTAGCAGCAACTTCTTCTGGTGTACGAATCAATCCCTGCATGTCGATCCCGAGGGATGTACCAACACGCTTGATAAGTTCGTCATAGTTAAAGTACTTCTGCACAACGTCAGGCCCGAGAGGGACAATCTGTTGGATGAGAGTGTTGAGTTTATTTAGATCGTGTCCACGACCAAGTGCTTCCAGACCGGTAGTAACCATCGGCTTAACCAAGTCCTTGGGCAGCGTTGGGAGTTTCCCTGCGGCAGCCATTTGGTGCATCTCAACCTTGATCAGAGGGAGTTGAAACTCCTGTGACAGAATCGAGTAGATACCACCAAGTGCATCTTCTAACTCACCAGCCATGTAGCGAATCTCTTCAGCAGTCACTCGATCACCCGACCGTTGTACGGAGGAGTTCAGCAGGAAGGCGAAGGACAATCGCTTGGTAAGCTCTTGAGCCTGATCGAATGCAATTCTGAGATCGGCATACTTGTCCAACTGGAGAATCTTCACATCATCAATGTTGCCATCGATAACTGAACCGTTAGGTGCAGACATGAGTTTCTTCTTGTTGGTGGTGGCAGTAGGCTTGAGGAAGAATAGGATACGGGCAGCAGCAGCAGATGCTTCGAGCATTGCCTTGCTGAGTCCCTCGAGCGACTTCAGGTCACCCATGTATTCCTCAACATAGCCCCTGCCATAATCTTCGTTCTCAACTGAAGTGAACCGGAGAGCCAGCCAAGGACATTCATCCAGTGGATAACTACCTTCAGAACTAGGAACACGGATACCATTCATCTCTTGGTAGATCACGAAGCCGGGTGCGCCAGCCTCACGATACACACGGGTATAGAGGGAGACATTCGGATGTGCATCCTCGGAGGCATCATCGATACCACAGGCAGCACGAACATCGGCAGGTATTGCTACCGGGGCCAAGTCCTCTTTGACGATGATCTCAAGCACAGTACCCACTGGGTCTCGCTTGACCACATAACGGGACAAGGGGAAGACACGCATGGTTCCATCGGGGAGCAAGTGGCAAAGCACGTTACCAGCCACGATGAGTTGCTTGAGGCCTTCAAACATCTTCACACGGAGTGCAGAGGTTTCGATACGACCAGTTACAGCACGTTCTATTTGACCAAAAGCCTCCTCGATCTTCCCTCGCATCCCCTTTTGTTTCGTCAGCTTGGCAAGTTCAAAGTCATCAATAGACAGACGGAAGCATGAAGCGTTAGGTGGGAGTAGCGTGAGTAGGAGCTTGGAGGCTAGATTGTTCACCCCTCGAGCGCCAAGCGCCTGATAGGGTGTGGGATACAGTGTTCCCGAGTTAGCACCTTCGGGGGGTACGAGGGCCGGTATGGTCAGGGTAGCTGCTTCACGCGCCCTTAGGAGGAACATGCTACGCAGCCCCATATATTTCGTATACATACCCTGAACAGCACCATCAGCACCCATGCCACCTGTATCCTTTTTGGGGAGAACAAATGTCATCTTAGGAACCTATGGAAAGGCCAGTACCATTACTAGCACCACCAGCGAGATCAATCTTCAACGAGTTACGACCCTTGAGCTTACGGGGATCAACACCAGCAGCCGGGGCTGTTGCAGCCTCAGGACTTTTCAGAGCTTCGGGAGCAGCCTCAGGGGGCGGGGGTGGCGGGGGCAATGGGGGAGGCGAGGGAGTCTTTAGGCACATGATGTTATTTGTCCGTAAATAGGGAGTTGTTGTCTTCCATGTTCTTCAACTGGGCAACAAGCATTCGGGTAACCCTGCGTTCACCAGCCTTCATCCAGATTTCTCTCTCGGAGTCACTAGGGTCGGGGGCTAACTCGGGGAACTGCTTATCAAGCAAGTTGATCAGATCGGCGGAAAGCAGGGGGAGATTGTTCATAGTGCGCTAGGGGTCTCCGAGGGTGGGTATAGAGAATCCATAGAGACTCCATAGGTTCTTCTATAGGGGCGGAGTTACGGAGAACCGCTCTGGCACTGGGGGTGATCTTTATGCCACCTTGTTTATTTCCGTGTAATGCTTGGGTGATAGGTGAGCGTATTTAATCCTTATCTCTGCGGTCTTGACATTCAACTCGTGTAGGAAAGGCTTGCTCTTGGGAGGGCGATCATCCACCCAGTTGTCGTTCATCATGCAGTCACGTAGGACAGTCAGGGATGTGATGGCTTTGGTCACATGATTCATCATCGAATCAGGATCAATGTCAGTACCTTCCCACCAGTCCATCAGGTGACGCATGGTTCCATCGTAGTAGACCGAGGCTCGCACACCGACCTCACGATAGTTGTGACGGCCATACTTGTTCATTCCCTCGGTCATGGCCACGGCGATCTCCGCGATGACTCCAGCGGGTACTACTGACATTGACACCTTGTTGACCCCCACCAAGTCCTTTGGATTCGATAGCTTGGTACTTGGACTACTCATGCCTTGTCTCCTAAGAGTTTCGTGGGGGTACTGTGGATTAGCGAATTGAACCATCGGCGTACCACATAGCTTCGAGCGACACTGATTGCTGTGTATAAAATACCCATGTACAGATTGATCATTAGATCAACTGCCACATTGAAGAACAACGGGATTAGGATCAAGTTGGCAATGAAGTTGATGATGAAACCGATCACAGTGTTCATGCAGGATTCCACTAACGAATTGACTTTAGTTTGGGTCATTTAGTTTTCTCAAGGATAGCTGCGATGGAAGCCATCCCAGATGAATGCGTGATAACACCCTGTTTCCAGAGTGTGATCACATGTGTTATTTCTCTTTTGGCCACGACAGATTTCTCCGCGTGATCGAGTGTTACTTTGGTAACCACGGGCGCACTTCCTTAATCGTAAAGTCATAATCGGTGAAGCGACAGATGCGGGCTACTCGTGCTTGCACCAATGCGTCTTCTCTAGGCAAACCTTTGCTCTCGAACGCAAGAACCACTGCATAAAAACTGCACTCCACTGCAAGAATCTTCTCGGCCTTCACAGGGCCTACCCCCGGGCATCCCTTGTATCCATCGGTGGTGTCCCCCACGAGGGTCTGATAGAGATGGAAGTAGTCAGCTTGATCCTCGGAGATGTATCGTGGCTTGGTATCCTTTGTAGGATTGAGTAGCCAACCGGGGATCGTCTTCATGTCCTTATCCTCGGAGAAGATGATCTTCTTTCCCTCCACCAGAAATTGATGTGTTGAGAGAATCCCCATCACATCGTCTGCCTCGAGAGTGGGGCGCTCGAACACCGGATACATCACCCGCATCCAGTCCTTGATCGGGTTCAGAAGGACAGGTTTGACGGTATCCACTCGGTTGTGTTTGTACGAAGGAAGGATTCCATAGCGGAAGTTCTCAGCCGTGGGACACGAGAGACACACGATGACTTCGTCAGCACCGGCCTTCTGTTTCCACTCTTCGATGTAAGCAGCCACCTCAGGTGTTACTTCCTCGATTCCCCGCACGTCACTCACAACCTGACCATCACCATTCCAGTCAAAATTCTTCTGGGCAGTGGAGGCGAACTTGTAGGCGATGATGTCGGAGTCGAGAAGTAGCGTTACCTTCTCACTCATGGTAGGTAACTTCTTCAACACGGAGAGCCAGCGGGGACTCAGTGAGCAGCAAGTAAATCCTCGCAGCGATCATTGAGGAGAGAGACGTAGCACTGTGATCTGTGCATCCGTTGTTCTCCGCTGTTCCCCCTGCTTGTATCCCTTGCGGAGTGTCTTCGATGCACAGAAGGAACTTCATTTCCCAGCGGCCTTCTTCGCGTAGAACATCGTGCGGTCACCAAAGAGATAGAAGCCAACAGATGCTGCCATGTTGTCCACGCCATCCCCAGCAACTACAAGACCACTCGTATGGCAGTAGGCCCACGTCACGAGGACAGCAAGAACTACGGCGGGACGTTGCAGTTTGCGAACAGCTTCAACCCACGGGTAGGTCTCACCACCAGCATCAGCGCCAACCAGCGCCTTGAACCAGTCGAGGTCAATGTGACGCATCACTTCATAGTCGGCCACGGTAGTAGGCTTGATTTGTTCAGGTGCAATCCAGCGTTGAATAGCAGCGCGTCCAGCTTCGATGATCAGAGGTACGCCAGCAGCAGCAATGGTGATTGGATCAATCATTTGAGTATTCCTTTTTTAGATGTAGTTATCCCCACAACCCGCATGAGGACACCAGTACTTCAACCCCCCGTGGAGTCACCCTCCATTCCTTGGTGAGTGTTCCATCGGGGAGAACGGTTGTAATCAGGCCAAGGCTGGCCGCAGCACCTATCAGTGAAGCCTTCGTACGAGCGAAGTCAGACTGGATGGTGAAGGGCTTGTCATAGGCCTTGCTGAGTACATCAGTGAGTCTCTTGCCAGTTGTTGCCAACGCGATACTCACCAGTGATGGGACAAGAGAAGTTGAGTTGTATCCCTGCTTGTTCCAAGGCTTCAACAGCGAACATACCGATTGACCCTGCGATGCTTGCATCACACTCGATCTGCCATTCATCATGGACATTTGCGACGAACTCATAGTTCACTCCCGGGATATATCCCATTGATTGCAGCTTGTTGTCGAGGATGACCAGAGCGACCTTCATTACGATTGCTCCAGCGGCTTGCAGCAGTGTGTTGAGAGCGGAGTGCTGGGAGCGCACAGGGAGCCAGCGACCATCGAGACCCTTGAGTACCTTGCCGTTCTTTGCCTTGAGCTTCACGGCCTTGATCAGGGAGTTCAGCGCGGGTAGGTTCTTGAGGAAGTTGGCGCGAGACTTCCTTCCCGCCTCCCTAGCTGCATCGCCTGTTTCCTTGATGGTTACTGAACCTAGCTTCTCGTCCCCTGCCCCATAGATGAATGCGTAGAACCATGTCTTGGCATCATCACGGGAGTCAATCTGTAGGGCTTTCCGGTTGACGGTGTGAATCTCAGTGCCGTCTTCCTTCTTACCCGCAACCACCGTGTTGATGTAAGCACCCTTGTCCCATGCAGACATGTAGCCAGCCAACATGCGTAGCTCGAGGGCAGCAGCATCGATGCCTACTAGCTTCTTTCCTGGTGCTACGATGAATAGACTTCTGCACTCTTTCCCGTATGGTGAGTAGGAGGCAGGGACTTGGCCCATGTTGGGCTTGGCATGGGTCATACGGCCAGTGACTGCACCGTTGGTGATAACTCCACCGTGGATGCGACCATCAGCAGCCACGTGCCTGAACCATGCTTCCTTGCCTTCAGCAACTTGGCCCAGTCGCTTGATCACCATGAAGTACTCAGCGAGTATCTTGGCTTCATCCCACGGAAGCTGAGAGAGGATCGTATCGTCCACCTTGGGCTTGCCATCGTTGGTATAGGCGAGCGGCGCCCAGCCAAAGAGAGCCTTGAACCACACCGCCACGTGATCACGACTACTCGGGTTGAACTCGGTATGCTTCACCGGAGTGAAACCAGCCAGCGCCGTGTAGTTAAGCCTCTTGTGGTCTCGCTTGGGGATCATCGTCTTCCCTGCCCGGAGATACCTAGGGAAGAACACCAGCTTGATCTGTTCCTCGAGCTTGAGCTTGTGAGCAACTAGCTTCACGTGAAGGTCTTGAGCAGCCTTCTTGTTGAAGAGGAAGCCGTACTGCTCTTGTCGCCAGATGATGCCAGCCACCTGATGCTCCAGCGTGACTGAGTACTCAGCGTAGTTCTGCTTGACGAGGAAGTTCCACAGGACTTCTAAAGTGTCTACGTCCTGAACGCAGTAGTCCTCCATCGGCTGGTTCCATGTAGCGAACCCACCATCGTAGTCAGCCTTGTGTTCCCCCAAGCGATAGCCCCATGCCTTTAGGCTTTGCTTGTTGGTGAGGAACGCGGGCATCTTTCCCTTGGCTACTCTTGCTGCATCCCAGTCGTAGAGATCGGGGAAAATCAGCCGGGACATGACCAGCGTATCCCTGACGAAGTTCATATCGGGCTTGAACCACGGATACACCTTCTGCATAGCAGGGATGTCGAACTTGATTCCGTTGTGAGCCACGATGAAGACACCATCGAGAGTTGCATCCATCAACAGCTTCAGCCCTACTTCCACTGAGGGGAGAGTGCCTTGATTGTTGAACACGTAGCGCTGCTGGGTGGTTGTGGTCTTGATGACCAAGCAGTGGCACGTATGTGTTTCAGCGAGGAAGCCGTTGGTCTCTGTGTCAAATATCAGAGCCATAGGCTTAGGGGGGGTGATGATCATTGCTTGAGTCTCCCTATCGAGAACTTAGAACATAGAGCGCACCTCATCAGCGCCAATGCTCGGGCCACTCGATAGGGGTACGTCAGGTGTCCCCTCGATGAGTCGGCCAGTGGCTTGCTCATAGATGAGGGGGAATGTGAGACCGGTGGATTGGCCTGTGTAGCGATCCTTCAAGATGCGGAAGGTGGTGGTCTGTCGTTCAATCAAATCTTCAGCCTGTTGATTGCGCTCCATGCCAAACATGAAGTACGACCAGAAGCCAATCGAACGGGAACCTTTGAAGTGACGGATTGATACATGCCCACCCTCCTCATGTGACCTACCCTCGGGAGTAGTCAAGTGGGAGATGAAGAGAATGAAGACATTGAGTTCATTGGCTATGCCAGCAAGCTCCTTCATAATCTGCTCGAGACTCTCCCGCTCGTTGCTGGTGTCAGCCATCGCCGTCAAGTGATCAACGTAGAACACAGTGATCCCTTGGGATACAGCCATGAACCTGATCTTTGATGCAACAACATCCCAGTCCGTCTGCCCAAAGTTGTCATAGAAGGTCAGCTTCCCCTTCATCTCCTCGAGTGCGCGGTGGAGGTCAGTGGATTCCCATGAGCCATCGGGAACGTGGAACCTCTTACCAGCAATCTTCCCAGCAATGCGCTTGGCTGTTTCCTTGGGCTTCTGCTCGAGGAATACACATCCAACGTGGAGGCCGAGGACTTCCGTGTCATAGGCAATCTGCTGGGTGATGAAGTCGGTCTTACCAATTCCTGTACCTGCACCGAGTCCAACGATCTCACCCATGCGTCTACCGAAAGTAGCATCGTCGAGTGTCTTGAAGCACCACGGCAATCCTCGCTTGGGTACTGACTCGATGTCCTCAAGAATATCTTCGAGAGATACCAAGCCATCAGGACGGTACGGCTTTGCTTGCCATATGCTAGAGATAACAGCAGCACCTTGCCCCTCGAGTAAGCATTCATTAGCATCCTTAAAGGGTAGCGAGGCAACCTTGCACTTGCCCGGTGAGAACAGAGGGGCGCACTCAGCAGCAGCATCGCGTCCAGCTTCGTCCATATCGAACATCAGGATGACTTCCTCGAACTGCTCGAGCCATTCCAGATTATTCTTCAATGACTTCTTTGCAGATGCAGCACCACTAGGGATAGACACAACGGGCCACTTGTTACCCTGTAGCTGAGACACGGTGAGGCAATCGATCTCACCTTCAGTGATAATCAGCTTCTTTCCCGGTGACCACAGGTGTTGCCCGTAGAGTTCGATCCCCTTCTGTTCTCCAGTCCACCAGAAATCTTTGGCAGCAGTGCGGAAGTGTTGAGCAACAGGTTCACCAGCCTTGTAATAGGTGGCTACCTGCACATTCGTATTGCCTGACATACCTATGCCGTACTTGAACTTCCGACAGGTCTCTTCAGACAGGCCACGCTTGACCAGTGATACATATTGAAGATCAATAACAAATCCTTCGCCCACGGGTGATCTCCTCTTGGTAGTAGTAGATGGAATCCCGTCAGGGGAAGCCTTGAAGCCACAGCCGGGGGTGTAGCAATAGCCATGACCATCGTCGTAGATAGCGAGGTTGTTTGAGCTACCACAATCCAGACACGGCATCTTGCAAACAACTTCACTATCTGATTCAGTCATTAGCCAACTACTCCTTGGTTCTTCAGTTGATTGAACGTGCGGAACGACAGGCTGTTACTCCAGCCCTTGTCTCCACGTTTAGGACTCCGAGATATGGACTTGGTGAGACTGTCCTTGATCATCGGGGTGGGATTACTGATGCGGGAGAATGCTTCTTGTATTTGGTTCATTAGATGTAGCCCACTGATATACAGATGAGTACGATGATCAGGCCGTATAGCATCAGATGTCCTTCAGCGTTAGTTGAACTTCAACAGCAGCATTGTTATCAACATAGATGTAGCGCACGTAGCGTTGACCAGTGACATCCTTACTCTGCTTCTTGCTGATCTCATAACCACGTCCACGGAGCGTGGTAATGCGGCGGGACAGTGAGCGAATCTTGTGAATGGCAGCAGCTTCAATTCCTGTGATCGAACCAACCTTCTTGAGGTGATTCAGTACGATGGTTTCTTGAGTGTGCATTTCTCGTTTTCCTTAATAGGTAATAATCGAAAGATGAAAATCCCCACCGAGTTTTCACAGGGCGGGGATTCGTTGGGTACTACGGGGAGGAAGTGTTATGCGAGGACGTTGGTATCAACCAACCACTTGCGGGTATCGAAACACGGACATGCTTTAGTCACGCCGGGGTAATCACAATGGCCCTTGATCTCTGCGTGTGGATTGTTCTCATGGAGTTCCTTGAGGAGCATCGCAAGGGTGTGATACTGGTCGTCGGTGTAGTTAGCCTCAGGTTTCCCATCCGCATCTACTCCACCAACCAGACAAACACCAATGTTCTTCCTGTTATAGCCAAGCACATGAGCGCCAGCCATATCGAGGGGTCGCCCCTTTTCGAGTACTCCATCGCGCTTGATCACGAAGTGGTATCCGATACAGAAGAAGCCACGCTCACGATGCCAGCGATCAATCACCTTCGCGTCCACCTTGGCCGTAATGGGAGAAGCCGAGCAATGCACTGTGATGTACAGCGCATCAATGGCCAGTTCTTTATTCTTCACTTGGGTCTTTCATGTAGCCATGCAACGGGTATGAACTTGTCAGCATAGGGAATCCCATGCTTGTCACACCACATCCCATAGGTAGTTGTAGAAGTCTTGCTGATCCGTTCTTTCGAGCGGGAGAAGACGAATCGAATATCCTTGTTAGGATGCTGTTCCTTGACCAGCCTGTGCTTCTTGCGGTCAGCCGTAACGAACCTACCCTTGGTCTCGATGATGATCCCATTGGGCAAGATGAAGTCCGGGGTGTATTTCCGAACCTCATCCACGCTGTACTCAATCCTTGAATCAGGGTCTTCATACAGCGCAGTGATACCAGCAGCAGCAAGTTGATCCGCTACCTGCACCTCGAGGCCAGAGCGATAGCCCTCACGGACTCCTCGCTCGGCCAAGGTGGTAGCTACCCTGCGTTTAGAACTGATCACCAGCAGTAGACTCAGCGGGGCCAGCACTCGGGAGAGTACCGGTGTCTTCAAATTCTCTTTCTTCGTTTTCACTATCTGGTGCAGAGTAGCCACCATCTTCACCACCAAAGCCAAAGGCAGAAGCAGAGCGATCACCACCACCTGATACCAGCTTGATGACTTGCACACCTTCCATGCGTAGCGTTATGCCACACACGCCAGTGCCATCGACGAAGTACGGGAACAGGGAGTAGGCAACCTTCAACTCACTACCGCCCCATATAGCAGCAGCCGTGGGCTTGGGAGGATTCGAGGCATCGAACAGGGACAGCTTGATCTGCTTCAGAATCCGAGTCTTCGCATCCTTGTACTCAGCACCGCACTTGAACTTGAAGTCGAAGGAGCCATTGCCATCGCCCTCTTCGTCCACTGATTCAGCGTAGGGCTTGCCCAGCTTGAGTGCCTCGAGTGCATCCTTGAACTTCTTCTTGTCCTTACCGGTAGCAGCAGCCTCGATACGCTCATTCAGCAGCGCCTTGGTGTCAGCAAATACCTTGTCACTCGCTGCATCGATGGAAGCAATCAGGGGAGCAGCATCGTCACCAGTCAGGGTGAGCGTTGTCTTGTAAGCCTTCTTACCCTTGTAGTCATCGGGGCGATTCAGGAAGGAGAAAGAAGCGATGCCCTTGGGGGTAGTACCTTTGCCGAGAGACTTGCTCTTGGTATTTGAGTTCGTTGTGGTCATATGTAGGTTCTCGTTAGTTAATCAGTTGGGTAGGTCAGGTGCTTGGCTTCGAGCGCAGGTACATCCATGCCTTCACTGGCCATGAGGGAGTACAGGTGGAGGTCAATGGGGAATCCCATTTCCCATGACCCAATGGCTTCTTCGAGTAGCACTTCTGTGTAGAGGGTCATACCGGAGTAGGGGTTACTCATTGATCGTTTTCCCCCAAGTCCATCCCGATCAGAGCGTTGTAGATATCTTGTGAAGTCATCTCAGCCCAGTCGTCACAGTCAGATGTATCGACTATCTCGAGGAGGTTCTGTGCTTCATAGGTATTGAGGGTGAGTCGAACTTCACCATGCTTAGTAAATTTGACTCGCATTAGATTTCGTCCTTGATGTAATTGATGATGGCGCGGGTGTATTCACCCCGGCCTTGAGACAGGGATTCGGTGAGAGCAGCGCCTGTCTTGAGGAGGACTTCTCTCGGGTCTTGTTTGAATCGTTGGCACATCAGCAAGAAGAGGAATGAGACCGCATGTACTTGATGACCTACAGGCTGGATGCCTTGGATTGAATCGAGTAGCCCGAATGCGGCTCGCTGTATCTCTTGTTGTGTCGCTGAGTTGATTTGATCGGTGATGTTCTGTGCCACTTGGTGGTGTCCTATGTGGGGGGGTAATTGAAAATGAAGAAGCCCCCAGCGGTTACCCGATGGAGGCCTTGTTATCTATAGGGGCGGAGTTAAGCTAAATCATTGGAAACACTTGCGTTAGTGGAATACTCTAGGCGAAGAAATACTCGGAGTCCATGACACCAGCCAAATCCAAGTTGCCCTTGGTAGGCACTGGGGGAATCTTCTCCACCAGATGGCTACTGCCAGACATGTTCAGTTGCCCGATGATCTCCTCCCTGAACTTCTCCAGCACATCACCCTCGTACTGCTCGACGAAGGCTTCGCGCAGGAGACTCGAGAGTTGCGTCATGTCTGCCGCATGAGTACCGAATGAGTCATGGATGAACGAGAACGAATTGATACCAGCATCGGCACACTTGCTGATGGTACGCATCATGTGACCAGAGTCACACGAGTGGACGAAATTGGGCGCAACCCCAGCCGCACACTTCCGACCATCGAGCTTCTTGCTATCGACACGCAAGGTGAACTTGACCACACGACCACCCACTGACAACTCGAGCCGCTTACCGATGGACTCCTGATACGACTGTTGTATAGGGAGGCCAGCGGGGTTAGTCCAGATAAGGGGAAGACCATCGGATGCAGCAACCCTCGCCACACTCTTGAGCCAATCCATTGCCCTCTTCGCAGCCACCACGGTCTGGCCGATAGCCTTAAGATTGACCCCAGCCAAATAGCCAGCCACGCGAAACTCGTCCATACCAAGGGTGTCAACAGGGTTACCCTGCTCGGCCATCTTACGGAACTCCATGATCAACTGATCCTTCATCCCAAACTGGGTGACGGAGTAGGCATAGGTCATGCAGTTACGCTTGGTCAGCTTGCGGTTCATCTTGCCGAGGAACACTTCAGCTTCAGCGACACCAGCATGGAAGTCTTCCACTAGGATTACCTCTGATGCCTTGGCGACCAAGTTGTAGATGTCACTTGGGGTACTCGAGGGGATCAGATTGGTAGCAGCACCACCCACCTCATCCTTGAGCATCGCTGAGAAGTTCTGGAGACCATTGCAGGAGCCATCCACCTGTATCGGGAGGTGACTGATGAATGCTTCACCCTGCATCTTGAACCCAAGGTACTCAAAACACGCAGCAAGGAACGCAAACGGGGCGTCAGCGGCTTCCCATCCGTTGTTGGTCATAGGGTCAATGGCATAGCTGAAGATGTCACCAGCGTTCTCCTGAGTCCACTGGATGCGATCATCGAAGGACACCTTGTCATTACCCCATGTGTTCGCTAGGTGTACTGACAGCCATGCCTCACCATCAGCACCCAAAGGTTTCCCCTTGGAGAACTCGAGCAGACTCTTGCCTTGGTCATCTGACTGAGGCTGGACGAATGTACCCACGGGGTATGCACGACCTCTCCAGTCGAGAGTCCAGACGTAGAAGAATTCCTCAATGTCGAGAAACTTTTCTGCCACCCATATCTTCTGGGCCATCCCGACTACCTTGCTCATGTTGCGATGGTTGAACATGTGGACAGGCTTGGCCTTGCGCTTCCAAGCATTGAGGGCTTCTTGATTAGTGTCAATGTCGAAGGGCTTCTGGGGCATATCCTTGCCGGACTTAGGTGGCAACCCAGCACGATCCCCACCACGCTCCCACAGTTCCTTCATAACTGACAGGATGCGCTTGTTGATTCTCCAGCCTGTGTTCTGCATGGAGTTGATGGCGGAGTAAACCATCGGCATCTCTACATGGGACAACTCTTCGAGATAGTTCTTATTAGGTGTCTTGATCATGTCGAGCTTGATGGTCATGTAGCCACCATCACGCGGGGCTACCCAGTCTCGCGGGGGGCAGACCATAGGGAGATAGAGGGGTGAGAGTACTTGGCACTTCGAGTGTTGA